GTTACCTTCATCGTATTGATGTAACATACCGTATTCCTTTGAGTATTCCTTCGAGTATTTATAAGTTTCAGGTTTTTTTGTTAATTCTTCAATTAATTTGTTTTTTTCTTCAATTAATTTGGTTTTTTCTTCAATTAATTTGTTTTTTTCTTCAATTAATTTGGTTTTTTCTTCAATTATTTCTTTCATTTGGTAAAAGTATATTATAATATAATATAATATTTTATTTTTAAATAAGATTTTAAATGCATATTCTTTTTCTTCGGTAAAATTATGTTTAATCGTCTTGTTTATAACCAACAATATCACCTTGTCTTGAAACAATGACTTTAAGCTTTTGTGTTTTAGCAAATTTCTTTTTTAGTTTATCCACTTCTACTTGGTCTTTATGTTCTACATCTTCGTAATTTTTATTGTAATTAGAAGAATGATATTTCCATAATTTTGGATGTCCTACTTGAAAATTATGATGAGCATCTGCTTTATACCAGAAAATTTGTTCTCGTAAATTATTACTGTTAGTTGACGTTTTTACGACCAGACATTCGTGGTCTTGTGTACATGCATCTAATATGTTGCAAAAGTGCGTAAAGCTTGGTATCATCCCACAGTAATCATCGTATATTTTTCGTCTATTTTTAAGACTAGGTTCGTTAAATATAAAAACGTAATCTATATTACTACGTAATTCTGGAGTAATACCTAATGGGTATTGCATTGTTAAAATGAATAAAAAATTATAATGACGACCGTTGAAAAAAATACTTTTAATAGTTTTTTCCTTTTTCCAATTTTGAGCATCGTGTAACATATCATCTAAAACTATAAAAAGATTATTACTAGCATGTTTTCCGGATTCAGATAATCCATCGGCTTTAGCTTCTCTTATTTTCTTTTTTTGATGATTCATTATACTTTCCATCAGTTCAGGGTCGTATTCTGAGTGAATAAACGAATCTGGTATAAAATTCCCAAAAAATGGCGAAGCTTCTTCTGTTCCAGAAAATACAACTCCAGATGGTATATTTTTATGATGGTAAAAAATATCTCTTGTTAGAAAGCTCTTTCCGCTCCGCCTTCTTCCAAGGATAAGTATGGTCGCATCTGGTAAAATATTTTTCATTTTAAATTTACGCAATGATAATTTTTCAAAATCTCTTTCTATCATACTATAACTTATCTATTCTCAACTTTTTATTTTTCGATTATAACCGCTTATAAATTACTATATAAACACCAGAATGGTTTTTAAATTTTAAGATATTCAAAACATATTTATATATAAATCAGTCATTCCAGTAATTTTTTGGTTTATCGTCTCAAAAGTCATTCCTGAGAATCAAACCATAAAAAAATATTTTAGATGTATTTTTACATATTTATAACGATATTTTAAACATCTTTGAAAATGCCTCTGGAATGATTTTCAGGAATTGGGGGGGAATTTTTTTTTTTAGTGTTACAAAATTTTTTTATAGATTTTTTTACTTTTTTTTATTTTTAGATTTTTATTTTTGATTAAAACAAGATTTACAAATGAAAGAAGATAATGTAAATAGTACTTGTTTCTTTTGTAAATCTTGTTTTAATCAAAAATATAATTTAAATAAACATTTGAGAGACAAAAATAACCGCTACAAAATGATTTAAATATAAAAAATATTATAATTAAAATGATATTTTTATTTTTACAAACAGTTACAAGTCATTTAATTTTTAGTAATCCATCTGTATGGGATGGAGGTAAACCATTATACGAATTAGAAAACCCAATGACACCAGACACAATTAATTGGTTTTGTAAAGGAAATCCGAGAAAAGATAATGCAGTTATTTTAGAATTATTACCAGGGACTACATTAAATGTTCCTATTATTTGCGGAGAAGCGCCTATTGGTTCTAACAAAGAACAAGCTACACAATTTTGTGATAATGATAGAAATGCACTTCACGGTGGAGGAGGTTGTTCTTTATCTATTGCTAATGGTGATACTGATGATTTTACTATTATTACAATAGCTTACGATTGTCCAAAATTAGATTGGAGTAGTGTTGCATTTCAAATTCCAGAAGGTCTACCTGAAGTTATAAATGGTAAATGTAGTTGGACTTGGATTCCATCACTCGATTTTGCTCAACAAGAAAGTTATAATAATTGTTTTAGTTGTTCAGTTAAAAGTTCTACAAATGGAACTTTAACAGGTGGAACTAAATTACAACCAAATCCTTTAAATACATATAAAGATACATTTGCTGATGGTCCATTAAATGATTGGAGTATAATTAGTCAAATTCCAGAAGGTCTACCTGAAGTTCAAGAAAATTCAAATACAATACAAATTCCAGATACTACAACTACAACTACAACTACAACTATAACTACAACTACAATACAAATTCCAGATACTACAACAACAATACAAATTCCAGATACTACAAGTACAACTACAACTACAACTACAACAACTACAATACAAATTCCAGATACTACAAGTACAAGTACTAAATCCTGTGTATGTGTAACAGTAGGATAACCGTAAAACGTGAAAACGCGTTCTTATATTTATAATTCTGTTATTTCAGGGAGTCCTTGCATTCTCCTGAAATGATTTGAGATAATTAATAATTTGACTCTATTTTCAGGATAATGTAATGTATATCCATCATTATGTTCTACAGGTAGTCCTCGACTATAACCTAATTCGTGGGGATGCATATTCCAAAAAATTGTACCTTTTATATTAGTATTAGATTCTATATTTATAAACCAATTTTTATCAAAGTGAGGATTGAATTCTGAAATAATATAAGGTTTGTTTACTTGTTTTGCACAATCAGATTGTGATTTAAGACGCATATTATCTTTACAGTAAAAATGATTACTATAACAATCTAATGTGGAGATTTCAAATTCTCCACATTCCCCTAATTTTTCGTCAGTTCCACTTAATACAAGATGATTATTATCAATTGATTTAATATAAGCTGAGATGTCGCTTATCCATTCTTTTGTAGGTATAGTTTTACTTCCATTATAAGGACGTATATTTCCTAATTCGTTTCCTAATTCTATCATACATAGTTCAGGTGAATCTTTGATTGCTTTTCCAGTATAAGGATTAATGTGATGAAGCCATTGTGATATGTAATCTTTAAAATCAGAGCGTACATTAAGATCTGTCCAAAAAGCTTCTTTTGATAAACCTCTTGTTTTACAGAAATCCCCATAATTTCCATGATAATAATTATAACTATCCGTTAAAGGACAAATTAAACGTATATTGTATTTTTTTGACATCAAAAATGCATAATCTATTGGTACCCAAGCGTGATAATTTATATAATTATTATATGGCCTTAATGAATTATATGTACCCGATGAAAACCCAAGTGTATGTGATCTAATAACAGTAGCTCCTAAAATATGTGCTACTATAAACATTTCTTCAATTTGATCATTTGTAGGATACGTATATTTTTCATTGAATCCCAACCAATATGCATTAAACCCAACTGGTATAAATTTTTGATTTTTTAATACAAAATCATTTCCTTCACATTTTACAAAATCGTCAAGTTCCTTTTTAATAGGTGGAGCCCTTGACGATACTATAAAACTAGTAAACCCAGGCCTGTATTTTATATCAAGAGGTTCTCCACTTTCCGAAATAGTAAAACCTGTTTTTAAATATGCTGTATTAGACACCCAATCGTAAATAACAACTACAACTTTAGAATCAATTATACACGTTTTTAATAATTCCTTTAATAAACTAATATTTTCTTCATCTTCAGACTCTGAACTCGAACTCGAACTTGAACTTGAACTTGAACTCGAACTTGAACTTGAACTTTCTGAGTTTATAATTTCAGTGATTGATATTTTTTTATAACTAAAATTATAAGATTCCCCGATAGCAACATCGTTTATATAAATCCATTCTCCATACCAATTGTTTTTAAACAAATTGTTAAATAATTTTATATTTAATAAATAAGACATATATATTAAACAATAAAAAAATATTCACCAAATCCATTTTAATGTACATTTTATTTTAAACGCGCAAAATGTTATTTTATACATTTTCCATTTTTATCAGTCGTTTGCCGTTTAGGTATACCATAGATTGCATTAATACACATTAAAAATGTATCTGAAATGTCATCTTTTTTATTATGATTTTCAAAATGTGACATCCATGTATTTTTTTGAGAATCTGAAAAACGATTTTGTAAAAACCAACGCGCATATTGTATACTAAGCCATTTTCTTTTAGCATAAGTTCCTTTAAGTTTACACTCCATTTGAGGCCCAGTGTATGCTTTTAATTTTTGAGAGGCTCTTACAAAACGAATAGTTGTAGATGTATTGTAATATAATTCAACTAATTTACCATAAATAATATGAGAAATAAACTTCATTTTTTGATTGATTTTTGGTTGTAATTCTATAATGATACTAGTAATTTGATTAAAAATGTGGATCTTATCATTATAAATATCTTGCAATTTAGTTAGGACAATTTTAGCAATATCTTGTAATAAATAATCATTGACTAATCGTTTTTTAAAATGATTTTCTTTTTTTAATGGTAATAAATTTTTAGGAAAATGTGTTTTGCAACAAAAAACTACTTCTTTATTTGACAAGGTACCTATATCGACGACGTCGTTAGACGGCAAGGTACCATATTTATAAGCGCATTTTTTTTTGCAAAGATCCCCATTTTTTTTAATACCATTGCAAAAATAATCTTCTGTATCTAAGGTGTCATATACATTCCATAATTGTATTGTATAAGATTCCATATCAGTTTTGGTCTCGTAATTTATACAACACAAAGATAAGTTTTTAATACCTATATCAATGGATAATATCATATATTATATAAATTATATAATATAAATATTCGTAACGAATGTATTTAGTTTATATTTTTAGAATTTATATAATAGTTTAAAAACAAAGAATTAAGAAAATATGCTTATCAGTTGGGATAAGCGCAAAATAAAGGTAGGTATATATTATGTCAAAAGTAATTTTTAATTTCGTATAAATCTGTATATGTATAACAAAAATATAACCAAGAATTGTATTCTAATGTAATTTTAAAACGTTTTAAAAATTTAGAAATAATGTTATAGGATATTTCTAATTCTTGTTTATAGTAAGTATGAAAAATACGGAGACTATCTTTAATAAATGAATTTTGTATTTTGTTTGGTTTTTTTACTATACGCATCATTATATAATCTGTTAATATAGGTAAATTTACATTAGACATAAAAAAAGGTGAGCCTGTAAATCTAGACTTGAGTTCTTCTAACATATATAACACATCATCTTTATAATAATCCAAAAAATCATCATATGTAAATTCTGATTCGTATTCGTATTCGTATTCGTATTCGTATTCTTCTTCTAAATCACTATACATAAGTTAAATATAATTTATTAATGTAATAATTTTTATTTTTAAATTTAAGGTGGGTATTTAAATTAAATATAAAAAAAAATTTATTTTATTATACTATATTAAAACAAAAGTATGGCGAAAATATTAGATTTTCTTCAATCAAGTGCTATGGTAAAAGTTTTACTAACAGTTATTATTATTGTTATTATATATGTATATATGAAAGGTTCGTTTTTTGAAAGTTTAGAAAACATTACTGGTGTAGATACAGTACAATATACTGAAATACCAGAACAAAAAGAACCTGTTCTTCAACAAGCTTCTTTAGCTTTAGGTGATGGAGTAGAACCACAACAAGAACAACCAGTCATTATCGATGAACAACAAAAACAAATTGATAAAGTTGTTGCAGGAACTACTCAATTAGGAGCAGAAGATTTGTTGCCAAAATACGATGATGCAAACGAATTCGCCAAAGAAAACCCAGTATCTAAATTATTAAAGGAACAAAATTTCTTAATTAGTGGATATCACGTCGGGGTTAATACAGTGATGCAGAGTAATAAGATACCGTATCACGATATAAGATCCTTACCACCAGTGCCTAAAGAAAGCGTTGGACCATGGAATCAAAGCAGTTATGAGCAAAGTCCTGCTCAATTGCGAAGACAATTCGAAATCGGTGTCTAAATAAAAGATCATCTTATTTGTTATTTTTAACAAAAAATGTTGATTTTTACAAAACGAATTTAAAAATAACAGTTATTATAAATTATATAAATACAATAATTTATATAAATAAATGACTCACGAAAGACTTGATATTGTAAATTTAATAGAAAACAATCCTTTAGAAAAATTATCTAATGATTATCAAACTAAATTACTTGATAAGATCAAAGAAACGTTTAGTGATTCTGACCAACAATTATTTATAGCAAGTTTTTATTGTTACTTGAAATACGATTGTAAAACAGATTTTATAATTGATATGGATGATGTATGGAAATGGTTAGGTTTTAGTCGAAGAGATCATTGTAAACGCGTAGTAGAAAAACATTTTACAAATGATATTGATTACAAAATCTTGCTCCCCCAAATTGGGGAGCAAGTTCACGGTGTCTAAATAAAAGAAAATCTTATTTGATTTTTTTGATATTACTTTTTCTAAAAGTAATTATTTAATTAAAAACGTATTTTAAAGATAAAAATCTTAATTAAATATAATATCAAAATTAAAATGGAAAGAACAAAAACACCAGTTGACATTAAAACACATTCTAATAAATTAAGTATATACAATGGTGTTTCGTGGTGTGTAACGAATAATAAATGGGCATCGAGAGTAAGTTATGATAATAAGATTATTTTTCTAGGAGTTTATACTACAGAAGTCAAAGCTGCAGTAGTTTACAATGATTATGTTAGTTATTTAAATAAAACACAAAATACAAATTACAAATTAAATGAAATAGAAGATTATATCCCGAATCCGCGTGATATACCGGAAGAAAATTATAAAAAATGGTTAAACTATTTTTAATTTTTTGGTAAACTACAAGTTTTAGATTGTTTAGAGCAAACTGCTCTGATACTTTCATATTTTTCCAAAACTTCTTTAAAAGGAGGTGATGATTGTGTTATTAGAGTTTTTTGTTTAAATTCTTCTAATTTTTTATAATACATTTCTTTTCTTTGTTTTGTAGGTGGTCTGGAATAGTAAATTTTTTTTAAACGAAGTTTTTCATTATTGTAACATTGTTTTTCTTGCGCAATTAACTTTTTATTAACTTTGTCTCGGATATCGTATAACCATTTCATTAAATCCATACGTGATCCCATAGAGTTTTCTATAGGTAATTCTACGCAAAATTTTTTAAATGATTCTCGACAAAATATACAAGGCATTGTATATCCTAAACTTAATATCATGTTTTTAAAATGTTTTTTAATAACTAAATGATGTTTATCCTTTTCGTTTATATGTGGTGGATATCCTCCCATAACACAGGAGAATAAGAAATACCAACCACTTGGACCCCACATTTTTGTAGATAGTCCAGAAGTTGATGTATAATTTTCATATTTAGTATACATATATTATTATACATGCATAAAAAAATAAGGAAAAAAAAAATAAAAAATTTATAAATAAATATAAAATACACAAAATCTAATATGAATGAAAAATGTTTATTAGATGTATATTATTGTATTGATACGACGAATTTAGTTCGACAAGATACAATTACTGACGCCGGTGACGAAAGTGTCGAATTTATAGAACGTGGTTTAAAATTACAGTTAACTTTGAATTGTAAGAATTATAATATTAACAAATTAGTAAATTATAATAAAGAAATAAAAGACGACACAGTAAAAGACGACACAGTAAAAGACGACACAGTAAAAGACGACACAGTAAAAGACGACACAGTAAAAGACGACACAATAAAAAGTGGTCTTTTAACATTTAATAAAATGTGTCAAAATTTAAAATTAAAATCAACTAACGAAACATGGTTTTTTTATATATCAAGTGGTGATGTTAAAGATATATATCGTGATGTATTTGTAGTATTATTGAATAAAAATCCAAGAGAACAAAAATGTTTTTATGTTATAAATAAAAACAATACAAGTGAATCTAAAGAATTATTCAACATTTCTAATTCTACAATATGTGAAGTATTAGTAGGTGAAAAAACTATTACTTATACACATTTGAATTAAAGTAATTTCTACATTTACGGATTGTATTTTATTAAATGTAAAAGAGGAAATTTTATAATGGTAGCTGATGCTATACCGTGTAAAAAAACTAATGCAAAATCTTGATCTTTTTTATAGTTTTTAATTTCGCCAATATATCCTTTGTAAGTATTTAAAATACTATTTGGAACATTGATAATTTTGACCATATCTCCACGTTTTATATATAAATGATTTTGTTCTATTTCACACGAGTTTGTTTTTTTTTTTGACTCGTCTATAGGTTGTGAGGTACCTTGCCGAACAGATGGGTTCGCCATCTGTAAGGTACCTTGTTGTCTAACGAATTTTTCAGAAGAATTAAGGGTTGTTATATCGGAATCATCTGTTGATTTTTGTAAAAATTGAAAGAAATCCATTTAAAATTAATAGTATATTCTTTTTAAATAAATATGAATTTCGGAAATATGAATTTTAATGTGATTTACAACTGTATTTTTAAAATTTTTTTACAAGTAGCTAGGGTATTTGTAGAAGTATATTTATATTTTGCACAAAGGTCAGATAATATGGTTGAAACAAGTAATATACATGTATTATATCATTATATAACGTATAATGTAATTAAAAATAATAAAAATTTCAAGATTGTTTTTTCATCAGACGTAGATGAAAATATACAACAACATATTTTAGATTTTAAACTAAACAGTGATATATGTTTATCTGCTAAAAATTTAATTGTAAATTGTCATTTAACAAAAGATCTTGATGATGTCGATGATGTGTTTGATATAACGGAATATGTTAGGTATTTTTGTTATTATTTTGACAAAGTTGAAAGGTTTGATATATTTTTAAATTATTTAGAATATAAACATGATATTAATTTAAGTTTGTATAAAAATATAACATTATATATGAATGATTTGGATTTTTCAGAAAAGGTATATGATATAAAAGGAGCAAAGAATATGAGTTTTAGTGAAGTTTTTTCTTAAAGAGCTTATTTAAATAACGTTAAGTATAATATATTTTATTATTAAGTATAATATATGAAAAAAATAGTAAACACCTTAATATTAAGTGGTGGTGGGGTAAAGGGTATATCGTATATAGGTGCGTTAAAATATTTGGATGAATTAAAGACAAAAGAAGAATATAGTATAACTATTCAGGAAATTATGGGTGTATCGGTTGGAAGTATAGTAGGATTATTGTATATATTAGGATATACATATGATGAATTTGTTGATGAAATTGTATCAAAAAATTTATCAGATTTAAAACAATTGCGTATAAAAAATTTTTTGCAAAGGTATGGGTTTGATTCTGGGACAAGAATTGTAAATTGGATTGAAACTTTAATTATTAGAAAAGGGTATTCTAAAGATATTACATTTTCTGATATTTATACAAACTTTGGGGTTAATTTTAGAGTTGTTGCTACAAATTTAAATAAATATACAACAAAAGTTTTTGATAAAAATTCTACCCCAACTTTAAAAATTACACGAGCTATTAGAATGTCAATTGGAATTCCTTTAGTTTTTACAGTTACAAAATATTGTGGTGAATGTTATGTAGATGGTGGATTAATAAATAATTATCCTATAAAAGAATATGATGGTAAATTAGATAATGTTTTAGGTTTAAAATTAGTAACACGTGGTGAATTTCATCAAATGGATGAATCGATTGATTCTTTTTATAATTATTTAGGACATTTAATTACATGTTATATGGTACAAAAAGAGAAAGAAACAACTTTGTCTTATAAATATAGAGATCATAGTGTAGGTATAGAAGCGCAGAGTATAACTAGTACTATTAATTTTTCTTTAAATGAAGAACAGAAACGTAATTTAATTGATCTTGGTTATTCTGCTGCAAAAGAGTATTTTGAAAAAATGCCAGAATCGTAAAATTTACTTTATATAAAAATAATAAAAATATTTACATATTAATATAAAATGAATCTTATTTACATCTGTGTTTTTCATAAACAAGATTATATAAAATTATTAAAACTTCTCATTACATCTATTTCAATTAAAGCTAATATTTCTGAAAAAATAGATATTCTAATATTAACATCGCCATCATTTCAACCAATAATACAAAATGAATTAAAAGAATTCAATTTACCCTTATATTATTATATATTAGATTTACATACTTTATATGAAGCGGCATGTGCCAGATTAACTATTTTTAAATATAATAATATTAATAAATATGATAAAATATTGTATTTAGATACTGACATTTTAATAAATTCAGATATTAACGTATTATTTAATTTAGAATTATCTTTTGAAAAATTATATGCTTTAAAAGAAGGAGTTATAGGTCACGAATTTTGGGGAGGAAAATTGTTTGATTTTTCAAAATATAATAAAGATTTACCAGGATTTTCTTCTGGTATATTATTATTTAAAAATAGTGATTCTATAAAATCTTTATTTGATACAATAGAAGAACATATACCAAAAGGTCCTAGATCTACTTGTCTTGATCAACCATTTATTGTATATAATGCTATATCTCAAAATAAATATGATAATACTATTATGGCATCTTATGCTGAAAATAACCCCTCTAAAGATTCACATAAAATAATATATCATTTTCCTGGAGGTCCAGGTAATTCATCATCAAAATTAAGTAAAATGCAAACATTTTGGTATAATAATAACCCAAATAAAGATACCTCTACCAACTCCACCACCAACCCAACCACCAAATCCACCACCAACTCAACCACCAACTCCACTACAAACTCAACCACCAACTCAACCACCAACTCAACCACCAACTCCCCTACCAACTCCACTACAAACTCCCCTACCAACTCCACCATCAACTCCACCACAAACTCCATTCTTAAAAGAAATAGAAGACTTGGTAGAGCAAGAGGAATAGATGTTAATTTGAAAAGAGGTATTCATCCAACATAAAAAAGCTTATTTTTTTTGTATACTTAGAGGAGCAGAAATTTTTCTTTAAATAAAGAACTGAAATGTAATTAAATTGATATTGGTTATTCTTCTGCAAAAGAGTATTTTGAAAAATGCCAGAATCGTAAAATTTTTTTTTAAAGTAAGATTAATGAAGATTGGTGATGTAAATTTTATAAAAGATTTTGAGTAATCTGAAAGATTAATGTTATACAATATGGTTTTTATATAAAATGTGTATATAATATCAAAAAAATTTTTTGTTATTATAATTATATAATGAAATTTCAAAAATTATTAAATAATAAACGTCCCTTAGGCGTATATTTTCAATCGTGGTCTTGTTCTTGGGCAAGTTCTGGTGCGGCTTTAGATTTATCAAAAATACCAGCACCAATTAATGTAGTGTTTTTATCTTTTGCAAAACCAAATTGCACTTATGTGAAGGGTTCGAATACTTTTACTGGTACTGGTTTAGATTTTTCATCTGATTTTTCTGTAGTAAAAGAAGCTATTCAAATCCTACGTAAAAGAAATGTTGTTGTAATGTTAAGTGTAGGTGGTGCTACATATCCTTTCGATGGATTTAATCCTAGAGCCATTGTTGATTTTTCTAATGATTTAGGTGTAGATGGTATTGATATTGACTGGGAACCTCACGGTGGTGCTCAAGAAGCTCATTTGTTAGGTCCTATTATAAATGGAGTAAGAAGTATATACCCTGAAGGTTTAGTTTCAATAGCTGCATTTTCTATAGGTGCATATGGCGTTGGTGAATTTGCTAATGCAGCTCCTGCTGGGCAAAATACAGGAATGTGCATTCCTGGTTTAAAATCGAATGGAAAAGATTTAGATTTTATTTGTTTGATGAGTTACGATGCAAGTCCAGTATATGATCCTGTTACAGCATTCAAGTCATATAGAAGTTATTATAATGGACCTATATTAATTGGCGCAGAAGTACCACCTGAAGCTTGGGGTGGTCACGTGGTAACTCTATCGGAAGTCGAAAGATATTCTAAGGGTGTTATTAGTGATAAAAATCCTACAAATGGTTTGTTTGTTTGGAGTTATCAAAAGGGTGGTGAGCCAAGTTCTATATCTATTATTAATACTGCTAATCGTATTTTTAGTCAATCAGCTCCAGCTCCAGCTCCAGCCCCACCAAAACCAGCTCCAGCAAAACCAGCTCCAGCTCCACCAAAACCAGCTCCAGCTCCACCAAAACCAGCTCCAGCTCCACCAAAACCAGCTCCAGCTCCACCAAAACCAGCTCCACCAAAACCAACACCGGGAGTAGCAAATTGGATGCCAAACACATCTTATAAAATAGGTCAGATTGTTATGTATGCTGGGTCTCGTTATCAATGTAGGCAAGCACATACATCTATAGTTACATGGGAACCTAGTATTCATACTCAGGCTTTGTGGTTAAAATTGTAAATACCTGCTTTGCGTTTAAATCACTTTTTATTTTAAAAGTTTTATTGTATATTAAGTTTTGTTTTTTTTATATAAAATTATGGTTTGATTTTAATTCTAATACTAAATTATAATAAATCGCGTAAGATTTTTTTATTTTTACGTGTGTTTTATTAAGTTAATTTAGTAAATTTTTTTTCTTTTTCAATATTATAAAAAACAAAAAACAAAATGGGTGGTGGATTAATGCAATTAGTAGCGTATGGAGCTTAATATATCTGGGCTCGAATAGTAAGCTGCTAGTATGGTTTGTATATATACCATATTAGATAAACAGTATAAATATACAAATAAGAAATAAACATTTCTTATTATATAACTTGCTAGTAAAGTACTTGGGTACTTTGCAAAACTTTCAAATTGCGGGAACCTCTTAAGTAACTTTAACTACTACTTGTCTTGTAGTGATACTTGACAATACCAAAGGGTAATGACCTGAGGCAGTGGTGTTAACCACAAAGAAATATTTATATTTCTTTCAGTAAAAACGTTAAAGATTAGACAATCCGCAGCCAAGCGTCTTATATTAATAAAATTGAATTAACAAAATTGAATTAATAAAATATTTTGTAAATTTTAAATGGATAAAGGTGAAATTTATTGTGTAACGAGTCCTTCAAATAAAAAATATGTTGGTCAATGTGTTAAAATGTTATCGAGTGGTAAAAATGGGGATATTTAAGTAGATGGAAACAGCATATAAGAGATGCTACGAATGGCAAAGACTATTGTAGATTATTAAATAATGCTATACGTAAATATAAACATGAAAATTTTACTATTGAAATAATAAAAGAATGTGAAATAAAAGATCTAGATTATAATGAAAATCTTTATATTGAACAATTAAACACAATGACACCAAATGGTTATAATTTAACTTCAGGTAAAACAACATCAAGACAATCAGATGAAACAAAAGAATTACGAAGAAAAAATATGATAGGTAAGAATTTGGGTAAAGTTTTGGATAAACGTCCAAGAAAACGCCATGAAGATTTAAATTTACCTAAATATCTTCGTTATTATAGAGATTCATCTGGTAAAGAAGGATATAGAATAAGTCATCATCCAGATTTAAAAGAAAGATCATTTGTAAGTAAGTATACTTCTATGGAAGATAAATTACAATTGGCTACAGAATATTTACATTCAATTTAGGTACCTTACCGACTAACATCGGAGATGGTAGAGGTAGATATAAGATGAAGGTTCAACGAGTAGACGGAAGTTGGGATTTTATGATGATACTAGCCATATCTGAAAATTCTTAAGGTGTACTCTATTCCTAATAGAGATATTAGGGCTAATATATGGTTTGAAAAGACCGTATAAAAGCAAGATATATACCTCACAGGTAATCCTTAATAACATGGGGAAGAAAAGTAGTCAGCTATAACTATTAGGATATGTTATAGAAAAATCTGTTATTATTCCTATATTAATCAAATTTAAGTGTTTTTATCCATTGATTAATAATAAAACTGCTAGTAAATCTAAAAAATAGATTTGCAACACTATCAAATTGCGGCGACATCCTAAAAATATTTGCTACTAAGGTAAATTTGAAAAAATTTACTGGCCCAGAATACACTGGGGTATAGTAAAAATGCAATATATGATAAAATTAATATTTGTTAATTTTTGAAATGGACAAGCACGCAGCCAAATCCTAAGGGTAATTTTGATTACCTAATTGGATGCAGTTCAACGACTAAACGGTAGTGGGCGAAAATTTTCGCTTAAGATATAGTCTATTCCCTAATTTAAATATACCGAAAGGTAGGGTACAAAAGCAAATTACTTTTTTCAAAGTTGTCTATCGTAGACATACAAATTTCGCTATCGAATCTATTGAACAAACCTTTAACGGAACTGTAGATTTCGGACGAAAAGTTTCATGCACTGTTTCAAGAAACGGTGATCTTATCCATAAGGTTTACCTTCAAGTTGATCTCCCAGCTTTGTCTGGAACCAACGTTGGATGGGTTGCTCAAGTTGGTCACGCTTTGATCGACGAAGTTTCTATTGAAATTGGAGGACAAGTCATTGACAAACATTATGGTGATTGGCTCATCATTTGGAATGAATTGACTCAAACTGCCGAAAAAGAATCTGGTTACAACGAAATGATTGGTAATGTAACTGCTCTTACCAGCACTGCTGATGGATCTTCCCCAGCATCAACTCTTTACATTCCACTTCAATTCTGGTTTTGCAGAAATCCAGGACTTGCTTTACCACTTATCGCACTTCAATATCACGAAGTTAAATTCAATATTACCTTTGCTTCCCTTGCATCTATTGTAAAGGGATCTGGTTATGGATCTCCATCTTTGGACGCTTCATTGTATATTGATTATATCTACCTTGATACTGATGAACGAAGACAATTTGCGCAAGTTCAACACGAATACCTTATTGAACAACTTCAATTCACCGGTGCTGAATCAGTTGCTTCCGGAACTAGTTCTATCAAGAGCAAACTTGCTCTTAACCATCCTTGCAAGGAACTTGTTTGGGTTATCCACGAAGATGATAATGATCCAGCTGATTTTTCAAGTGACTCTGGTTCTGCTATCAATGGAAACTCTGTTGTTGATGCTAAACTTCAACTTAATGGTCAAGATCGTTTCTCTACTAGAGCAGGATCTTACTTTAACCTTGTTCAACCATATCAACATCATACTAGAGTTCCAGGAGATGGTATCTATGTTTACTCATTTGCTCTTAACCCAGAACAACATCAACCTTCAGGGACGGTAAACATGTCAAGAATTGACAATGCTACCCTTCAGATTTCTGCTGATGTTGATGATTCTGCTAAACTTCGTGTTTACGCAGTCAATTATAATGTCCTCAGAATTATGGCGGGTATGGGTGGCCTTGCTTTAAGATTAATATTAATAATATTAGAACAGAGCATAAGAGTAAGTTTTGAAAAGAAACTTGCTAGTGAAGTACTTTTACATAATACTTTGCAACACTTCCAAATTGACGGGGAACTCCTTAGAGTCTAAACTACCACTTTTATTTAGAAATATTTAAAAGGACCACGGTTAATAACCGTACGCGACTTAGTCGCCGTTGCACTACTCGTAAGAGTTGAGCTTCGCCCAATGGTAAAAATGTTTAGAATTGGACAATCCGCAGCCAAGCACCTAAAGTCGCTATGATAAGACTATGGTGAAGGTTCAACGACTAGACGCTAGTGGGTTTGAGAGGTTTAATCAACTTCTATGATAACTTAAGGTATAGTCTACTCCCTAATTAAATACATCGAAAGGTGGGGTATAAAGGATTCAAATTAATTTTGTATCAAACTTACATTATATTTTTAAAAAAACTAAAAAATGATATCTATTTTAATAATTTTAAGATTATTAATATGGAAAATGAAGTTAAACAAAAATGTACAAATACGGAGTATATTCTATATATTATTAATGAGTACGTTATCCTTATAACGTATTTTTAAAATAATGCGTTTTTAATTTAAAAATAAAAAATTATGATTAGTATATCACGTACTCGTATGTTAGAAGAAATAAAAACAGATAATAATTGTATAGTTAAAGCATTTGAAAACAACCCAA